AATTTGTAGTAGAAAATAAACTTTTATTTCCTGAAGGATGTGCAATTAAGTATATAATTAGACACCAGGACAAAGGAGGTAAAGATGATTTGTTAAAAGCTATACATTTTATTGAAATGATAATAGAGAGAGATTATTCTTAACTTTTTTGTATTTCGTTACAAAAATAATTCATATAAAGTTTTCTGTCTTCAATAGATTCTTTCATTTCTACTGAAAAAGTTTGTATTAGTTTACCTCCAGCACCAACACATTCTGACCAACTATTAAATTCAGTAGGTAATGTAGCTGTATTATTACAAAATCCTGTAATCGCTGAACATATAGAAAATGCTAATATAAATTTCATTATTTAGACTTTATAATTTTTTTAATTGTTTTACTACCATCAATATTAATTTCTAATTCTGCTTGTACTTCTCCACACATAAATTGTTTGTTATTCATATCCATATTCCTAGTAGCTTCTCGTTTCATTTTAAGACATGTTGATAAGCTATTTTGTATTCTATGTTCTACAAGCTCACCATTAATAAATAAACATAATGCAAATACTAATTTAGTAATCGCCATTTAACTTACCTATATTAGCTCTAACAGAATCTTTTAATTTCTCTACATCAACTAATATTTTAGCAATATCTTGTTGTAGTCTTTCAATATTTACTTTGTTAGTCATGTTCTGTTCTTGAGTTTTTTCAAGTTTTTCTACTTGAGCTGCTATGTGTTCTAGCAACATAAACTGTTCTTGGTCTATAGGTTTTTGAATACTAGCTTCTAATAAATCTTGTTCAAATAATTGGTTTTTTGTCTCTAATCTATTTAATCTTTCAATCACACCAAATGCAAACCATGCACCTACCACAATAGAACTAACTAACATTAAAAGGTTACGTAATGGTAAACCAATATTAGTATTATCATTAATTTTCATTCTGCAATTTTGCCTTTATTAATACCTTTTTTAATAACATATTTTTGTGTGCCATTAGCACCAACATTAACTTCTTTTCTAAGATTTTTAAATATGTTGTTTTCTTTAATCTTTTGTTCTTTTGTTTTTAAGAACTTCTCTATTGTTTTTGTGTCTCTCATTTTTAATATCCTTAATAAATTTTTTATTTACCCATTCAAAACATGAGTCTACATATCCAAACATAGAATAAAATATTTTATCTATCATTTTTATTAAATTTGTTTTTCTTTTCCCAAAAAGGAAGCATATGTCCTGATTTTTTATAACATTTAATACAAGAGTATTCGTTATCTTTTAATGATATAAAGGCTTCAGTCATGCTAATATCTCTATTACACCACTTACACTCACCTCTTACTTCGGTCACTTTGGTTTACGCATAATGTCTGCACCTTTAAGTCCATAAATAGCACTAACGACTCCTATAAATATAGCTTGATACCAGTAGGGCAGTTGTTTAAAATATTCAAAAAATATATCTAATCTATTACGAATCTCAGGATCGTCAGTGAACACAGAGTACCCCAATATAAGGATAGGAACAGATATAAGAACAAGGACAAACTCATCTTTCCAGCCTTTATCATTACTCTCAATAACTTTCGCTTTATATTCAATTTCACCTGTACTCATTTTTTCAGCATGTCTCATTTGAGCATCTGACATTAATTGTTTAGTTCTTTGTTTGTTTTTGTATAAATGACTAGCAGTCTTTATACCCATAGATAATAAATTAAACCACATTATTTAATACCTCTTTGTTTTTTTCTTAATATGCTAACACGTTTGTGCCAACACCAAGTACTTATTTTAGATGCGTATTTTTCTACGAAGCTGTAGAATTTGTCGGTAAACCTTCCCATGCTTTGTACATCCCCTCTACTAACAGCTCATCATCGTATGGCTGCATACCATTTTCCATTTGTATAATTGCTTTTACTAATGGTAAATAATCTTCGATAGTGTTGTTTAGTTCGTCAGTAGGATTTACTCTAAGTTTTCTGCAAACAAATGCAATGTAAGCATCTGTATCATTTTCACTTGGTGGAGCCCATCTTTCAATAATACTCTCTACTGTAAATCTTTTATGATGAAATCTGTATGTTAAAAGTATTTTAACTAATGCTCTAATACCCCATACAGCTTCTTTAAATACACAAAAAACTGGATCAGATTGTTCATCTGCCAGTCCATCCCAGTCAGTACCTAATTTAATATTGCCTGGATTTTTATTTCTTATACCTCTAGGTAATTTTTCTGTTCCATCTGCCATTTTTATCTAAAACCATTGGGATTAAAATTGGTAATCCATCAATGATAACTCCTGTTCCTATTACTGGTCTAGACTTTTGTAATTTATTATATTCAAAAGCTAAACTTTTCATGTTAATTAAACATCCAACTTGCATACCCCAAAGTAGTTCATTAGGATTACTCCAATAATCTATTTTGAATGATGTGTGATAGTGTCCTTGGACAGTACACATACCATATTGCTGTGCAACTTTAAGTACGTCTTTATATTTACCATGACAGAAGTAAATCTTTTGACCATTAGATGCTTTAATAACCAAATCTTCATGCCATGTCCAACCTTTTCCTACTCCAAGCATATTATTATATGACTTAAAGATCTCATGAGGTAAACCATGTTTAGTAGCTTTTCTAAAAACTAAGCTACCATGGTTAGAATCCATTATGTATTGCTTAGGAAATAAACTTTCTAAATCTTTAAAAAATTTCTTAGCAACTACAAGCTCATGACTTGGCGAGTATAAACCAGGATGTGAATCATGGAATGATATACTGTGCCAATCCATTTCATCACCTATATTTACTACACAGTCAGGCTTATATTTTTTCTTGATTGCACTTAAAAAGTCAAGTGTATCTATATGATGATATGGTGCGTGTTGATCACTTATAACAAGTATTGATTCGCGAAGCATATTATACCTTTTACAAGTATTTGGCGAATATGTCTAGCAGTCTAGGTACAACTTTTATATGTTCTTTGTAAGAAGATATAAGAACTGTCCTAATAAACCTAAACCAATAGCTGATATAATGTATATAATTCTATCTACATCTTTTTGAATGTGAGCTAAATGATTAGTTTCTAGGATGTGCAGTTTTTGATCAATAAGATCAATCCTATTATGAACTTTTAGAATTTCTTCTTTGTTTTCTGTATGTCTACTCATTAGAATAATGTTTCGTAAGGAGACCTTACTAACCCTTTCGTTTTGTATTGTGTGTATCTAGGCCCTTGGTATCTAGGGTGACCTAATTGCCCTAGTACAAAATCAACAGAAGTGTCTGCTGCTAAGTCTAACGATAGACCATCTTTTAGCAAACCTTGTTCTATTGATGCTGTTGCTTGTTGCAGCCAAATAGGTAAAAATCTTTTACCTACATGACCTCCTATAGATAAACCTTTCTCAATAGCATCATCATCTTTTTTAGTAATGTTTGGACTCCATTTGGTAGTCAAGTATTTTTTATTAGTTAATACTTCTATTGTTGTTCTTGGTAAAGACCCAATCTTTTTAAGACCTGTAGATTGTGGATCTGTTATCCAATGAAAAGGTTCCATAAGTTGTTTAGAGAATGTTAATACTTGACCATTCCCTAAATCAATTCTAGTTGGATCTGTATTTTCTAATATAGAATGACCACTAAATATATAGTTAAGTGCAGATCCTGCAGCTGCATATGTAAGTGCAGCTCTTGCAAAATAATATTGATACATTCTTCTAAGTGCTGGATCACTTTCAAAAGATGGTAAAGATTTTGCTATAATTCTTATATTAGATATTGTCCAATCAGGAGCAAACAATAATAATTGCATATATCCTCTAGATCCTGGAGACAAAGTAGTTTGTGCTAATCTTTTTAACCAGGGAGATTGTATTCTATTTGCAATTTGTTCCCAATTTTGTCCACCAAATGCGTCATTAGTAAACTGTGCTGCTTTAGTTGCTTTAGCATATATCTGAGCTTCAGTATCACCTTTAACAATAGCTAATTTATTAGGTATTCCTTTTAATGTAGGAGAATCTAATACTTGTAAAAATGTATTTAATTTAGCAGACGTAAATACTCTATCCCATGTAATTCTATCAAACCATCTAAATACTTTTTCTACATTACCACCACTAG